CATCCATATCTAATAGAGGCATAGTCTTTTTAGCAACAGGCTCTTCAGATCCTTCTGCATAACCATTTCTCATTATACCACCATCAGCAACATTATATCTACTACCTTGATTTGCAGCTGATAAAAATTTATAGGGGTTATTTCTTACGTTATTATAATCTATAGTGTTTGATGCATAGTAATCATCGTTGTTTTCTTCTTCTTCTTTTGGTGTCAGTAAACCTGCTAATGTTGTTGCACCTAATATACCACCCATAGCAGTAGGCATCATACTTCCATACCCTTTTACTAATCCTAATTTTTCAAATAAACCACCCATTCCTGCAGTGCTTACATTTCCAAAACCAGGCATTGTGTTATTAGCTCCAAACATTTTTACAAAAGCGCTCCCTGGACCTTTACCAAATAAAGAACTTCCTTTCATTCCACCCATAAGTGCTTTACCACCAAAATACATTAATGCTGCTTTACCTACTGGAGATTTAGCAACTTTTTTAACACCACGTGTAATCTTTTTAACTAATTTACCTAGACCATACATCTGTCTTGATGTTTCAAGGTCCATGATTCCACCTACGGGATCATCTTCTTCTTGATTCATCATCATCATTCGTCCACCGTCCATAGCACCTGCACGTCCACCGTCTGCCATACCATCGAAATCAAATATAGAGCCCGAGATTCTTGGAGCAATGCCACCTAAATTTCTATCAGGTACAACTTCTTCTTCTTCTGTGTCGTCATTATCATCGGGTATAATTGGTGGTACGTAAGTTTGATTGTTATCTCCACCACCTCCAGTTTGATTATCTCTCTCTGCATCCGTTAATGTTCTACCATAAGCGTTAATTAATCCTGCTTTTCTATCCTCGTCATATTGATCATAATTTTCTAAATCATAACCATATTTGGAAAGTATATTTTGATTTGCTGCATAAAATTTTCTACTATTTGGTAGAACATTTCCTAAAAAATTAAATGCAGTGTTAACTAATGGAAAGGGAGTGTTGACAGTTTTACGTTTAGTTTCTACAAATTCATCTATTTCTCTTTGTCTTTTTGCTGCAGCTCTCTCTTCTGCTTCTTGTCTTTTTTTTATATTTGTATCAACTACATCAAAATCTTCACCACCAATTCGTGTTGTTGGATTTGATGTTTTTCCTGTACCACCATCAGCAACATTGTTTCCACTAGAAAAATTTGCTCCACCTGTAGATGCCATACCAGTAATTCCGCTTTTACCCGGTCCACTTCCTTGACCTTTGGCTTCACTACCATAATTACCTTCTGGTGGATAAGCTAAAATTCCTTCAGGCGTCATTGTTTCTTGACCACCTAAATCTACTAACGTGTCTCTTTCACCGGGTGTAATGTAAGCTAACATGTGATCTTGACCTTTGATTTTTCTCATAGGTCCACCTTCGTTCATTATCTGTTTAGCTTGCTGTGCGTTTGTTATTGCCATTGTTCTATTTTATATAAAAATCCTAAGTTTTACAACTCAGAACCTGCTCCTAAGTTAAATTCTTCTACTGTTATTTTTACGTCTCTACGTATATCTTCTCTTTTAGTCTCTGTTTCAGCGTTATCTACATCAGCATCTGATTCTGCATCTGACATATATTCTTGACCTGTTTTCATATTAGTTAGGGTAACTTCACATTTAGGTGTGATAATCATGGTCTTTTTACCATTGACTGTTTCGTATCTTACTGATGCTTCTGTTTCTATAAATGACATATTTAATCTCTGTTTATTTCTAGCACAGACAACGTAACATGCAACCTATTTGCTGTAGCTGCTGTAACTTGTAGTACTTCGTTTTCCATCATTATAATGGGTTCTGTTATTAATTGTTCTGTTGCATTAGCACCAACAGCTTTAGTTTTAAATAAACTAAAAGAATCAGCACTTGCTGGATCACCAGCAAATAACACTACTGTAATGGTATCTGCATTTCCAGTATCTTCTGATACATACATAGACTTTAATATTGCTCTAGAGTTTGATGGAACAGTATATACAGTCGTAACTGAATTAGTTGTTAAATCTTTTTTAGCGTTTAAATATATATTAGCCATTGAACCACGTAAACCTTTCTTGATCTTGTTTTAATTCATTTAAAAATGTAGAATTTAATTGCTCTACAACTAAACTCATTGCTCTGTTAATTTGTTTTTGATTAGACTCATCATACTCTCTTTTAGGCTCAGGTATTCTTATTACTATCTTAGCCATTATCTACGTCCATCCGGTTGTATATCAATTTTGAATGTACCAAATCTCCACTCTTCTCCACTAGAAGTATTTTCAATCTTAACATTTAAGTAACGTCCTCTAGCTCTAGTGTCTTTTTTATCAGTAGATGAAGTAATTGTAAATGGACTTAAACTACTTACAGTATCTGATTGTTGAGGATATCTTTTAATAGCTAATGTTACTACTGCATTTCCTGTCAATGTTTTAAAATCAGGTACAAATCTTCTAAGTGATAAAAACGATTCACCGGCAATAGTTGGTCCACTTGATTTACCTTGAGCATCTTTTTGTTTTGCTTGTAAGTCAAAGTCAAATGATTTTATAAATGATGTAATTGTTGTTGTACTACCATCTTGATTAATTTGATCTGTACCTACTTCGTGTTCAAAAAACTGTGTTTGTCCTAAACCATCTTGACCTATAACTGCAGGAAAAGTTCCATTAGATGTTGAATTAAATTTAGTAGCATAAGGTTTTGGATAAACTACTGCATCAATCCAAGAAGTTCTTGCTTCTGTCCCTGTGTACCAAACACCACCCGGTGTGTTTCTTCCTGTTTCTCCATAATTAAATACTACGTATGCATTATTATAATTAGATCCTGTTGTTGGATAATACCAAACAACTTCAGTAAATAAATTATTAATACCTGCTGCAACCTGTTGTCCTTTTGTAGTATCTAAACTATCATAAACAAAATCTTCAACAGTACACGGTAAAGATTTAACAGTACCATCAAATAGAAATAAACCATTTGCACTCATCCAAAAAGCATTACCATCTATTTCAACAACTGCATTCTTACCAATTAATCCACAGTTAGTACCAACTTGTTCAAAACCAAATGTAAAAGGTGCACCAATAAATTTCATTGTGTACAAAGCGTTATCAGTCCAAACTAAAATTGTTTCTTTTGCTTTTATAGCTCCAACTATTTTAGTTCCATCTTGTAATCTAAAATCACCAGCAGAGTTAATTGCTGTTGCTGTATAGTCATTTATATTTTCTTGATCCGAAAATCTTATAAACATATCATCTTGTGTTGCTGTATTTCCAATAGTTGTTTCAGTTCCAAAATGACATAAGTGTCTAGTTGTTGGTGAAACTAAAGTTAATCTTGACGCTGTTGGATTGCTTGCTGTAGAAAAACCTGAAGTACCTGTTGACGCTCTAACCGTTGTGGGTGATGCTGCTCCTGCATTCCATGTAAAAGTTTTACCATTCGCAATAGTTGCAATTAATACTTGGCCAAAGTTATCTAGACTCCATAATCCAGGTTCAAGAGTTACTTCTGATGCAAGCACTGCTTCTCCCCAGTCAGTATAATTTGTTGCATCCACTACTGCTGTACCTGTGTTGTGAGCGGCGTTAGTTGTACCATCAACGTTTCTTGTAATTCCTGTTAAGTTAGGTGAAGATACTGCTCCATAAGATATCAATTCTGATTCAACTAAAATTCTACCTGCAGCCGTAAAGTTTGTGGTTGCAGCAAGTGTAACATTTGTTCCTGATCCACCTGTTCCTGATGAGTTTGCACTTAATGATCCATTTAATGTTGATGTTGCAGCACCTGAAACAGATCCGTCCCATTGAGATATACCCCAACCGTATCCATAAGATTGATCAGCAGGACCAATTTTTTCATAAGGTATAACAGAGATACTACCACCGGTAGATACAGTGCCTGTTGCATTAGCGCTTTGTGTAATTGTAAAAGTTGTAGGTGTAGGAACTGATGTTACTTGAAATAATTTATCATCAAAAACATTTGCATTATATCCTGTACCACCAGGTAAAGTAACACTAGCAAATAAAACAATATCTCCTGGTTCTAGATTGTGAGCTGATCCAGTTGTAATTGTACACACTGCAGAATTATTTACTGTTGCAATAGTAGATCCAGCTAAAGCAGCTCTAACAGGTGTTATATCAAATAATTGACCTTCAAAGTAAAGAAGTAAGAATTTATCTGTACCAATAGAAACATATCTATTACCGTTTAAATCTACAAAGGCATGTTGTTTTCTAGCTACACCAACAATAGAGTCTGATATTAGAGAAGACCAGCCACCTACT